TGTGAAATGCCTTCTACAATACCCTCAAAGAAGTTATCTTGTTCGCTTTGAACATCAAATACTTGAGAAATATTTTCTGTTAGGCTTTCCAAAAACGCACTAGCTTGTGCGCTCGAATCCGTTAAATTAACATTTTCTAATTGTGATAAAGCGTAGACACTCCCTACTAATGTCGCAAATGGTCTTTGTGCAAAAGCAGAGAGTCCAAACATATTTAAGCCACGGCTTGTTCAGCCTCTTTAGGTGGCTCTTGTGGGACTTGCAAATCAGCTTGTCCTTTAACCTTAATCATCAATGGAAAATAGCCCATTTTTGCAGGTGTGTCGCCCATAAGGTTCATTAATGCTTGTACTTCTTCAATTGCTAGTGTGAGTTTGATTTCCACTTATTTCTCCAGTTATGTTAAAAAATTAATTAGACCAAGGCAAAGGTGGTTGTGTTACTAGTGGATTAATCTGCAATGTTAAATTGTTGTTGATTGCGGTTTCAGTAGCTTCTTGATTAACACCGTTTTCCCAGCACCATCCAACGACTTGTGATTGTGTTAATTGTGCGTAAGGTGTAAAAGAACCCCCTTCAGCAGGTTGAGGAAATGTACAAGTGCCGTATATGCTATTTGTAAATGTAACAGGTGGAGTTGCTGTGTTAGCTTCTGTGCCAGTACATCTCCATCCAGCAGTCAATACGACTTCTGAGTGTCCATTAATGGTTTGTGTGGATGCGTCCATCCAGTCAATAGTCCAGTTAATTGTTGTTGCCATTTTATAAACCTACCTTTGCTTTGAGTTGTTCAATAATTGCTTGTTGTTCTTGAATTGCTTTTAGTAACATAAAAGGCAAAACACTTTGTTTAACTTGTTTATAAATTTCGCCATTTTCTTCAATTGGATTTAAATCATCTTGTACTAAAGCAGGAAAAACTTGCTCTACTTCTTGAGCTATTAAACCCAACTCTTGCGGAGTGCCTTCTGCATCTTTTTTCCAGTTGTATTTAACGACTCGTAATTTACATAAATCATCAATATATCCATTTCGAGCTGTAGTAATATTTTTTTTCAACCTTTCATCGGAGCTAAAAGACGTTGTTCCGTTTCCGTAAAGATACCAATTCCCAACTCCGCTAGTGTTTCCCCAAAAATGATAAGTGCTTGTATTATTGCCATTTGATTGAATAATAGTAGAAATTGCGCTATAACCAGAAGTATTTGTTGACTGTTGAAATGTGGCAATTTGTGTACCAGAACCATATACCGATAATCTATCCCCACTTCTTGCTTGACTTGTAGTACCAACCAACAAATTACCACTAGAGTCAATACGCATTGCTTCTGTTGTACCATTTATACCAAATAAAAGCGAATTGTTTGAAGCAATACCAAAGTTAGTTGTTCCGCCACCAGTAATAACAGAAGCACCTTGACCAATAGCACCATATTGTGTTCCTGCATACTTATAAGAACTTAAACAATATCCTGCGGTTGGAGCATCAAAAATTGTGTATACTGTTGATGCCGCTGAAACTATATGAAGTGTTGCACTAGGACTACTTGTACCTATACCTAAATTACTTCCGCTAAAATATAAATTAGAACTAGAACTAAAAGCACTTGTACCATTACCGTAAGGAATATATCCTGATGTTAATGTTGTTAATCCTGTACCACCATAAGATACACCAAGAGCATTTGTTAAATTAAGCGTATTAGCCGTTAAAGTTGTGCCGTTAAAAGTAAGATTAGCACTATCTACTAAAAGACCGCCTGTGCCGTTGTAATTTACTCGACCAGCAGTTAATCCTGAGTCGGTAATAGAACTAAATGTTGCCGTTCCTAAAGACGGTTGTACATTTCCTGATGCATCTAAATAAACCGCTTTCTCACTAGGATAAGTTACAAAGACGTTTTGTGTCCCTGATGCAAAGTTAGTTAAAGAGCCACCATTAGAAGATGACAATACCGTTGTACGAGCAAGCGTATTTCCTGACGATGTGTATGTCCCAATACCGCATTCCCAATTAGCACCTGACTGGTCGGCAATCGTGTAGTAACAAGTATTCGCATTACCAATCGCAGATGAAAATGACTGATAGCCTGTAACAGCCCCAAGTAAAGATACTGAGCCTGTGCCTGGTGCTGAGGCTGTTTCTAGTACACGGTCTTTTAATGTTAACGCCATTATTAATTCTCCCAAGGGTCTCTATGCCATGTATATCCCTTATGAGATTTACGATGACCGCTAATACATTTTATAACATTAGCGTGCTGTATTCCAGCTTCTTTCATTGCCTGTTGACCGATAAACTTAACTACTTCACCAGTAAGAATATTTGTTCCAATCCAAATCCATTTGCGTTGGGCGGTATTACCAGAGGCATATTTATTACCTAAAAATATTTTTTGTGCGGCTTCTTTTTGCTTAGCAGATGTTGGTCTGCCTAAATTAGCTAACCCCATTAATTTTTTTGACGCTTTTGATACTTTATGCCCCAGTGCTCGTTTATTACCAAAACCCGCCAAACTAAGTTTTTGTTTTGTTTCTAAACGACATTCGACCCCTTTATTCCAAGCCTTACGTCCAGACAAAGATTGAGAAATTTTTTGTTTACAGTCTTCAGTTAAAGGTATGCCTTTATTCCAAGAAGGTGTGCCTTTTTTGGATAAACTAATTTTTAATTTAGTTTCTTCTGTCATTTCAATTCCAGAATTACCCTTACCACCATCCGAAAGGTTACATAGTTTATAACCTAAATCACGAAAACAAGAAATCAATATACGTTCATGGTCTAAAGCATCTTCTTCCGTATCCCAATTAGCAAGTATTTTAACATTAGGTTTACCGTACTTATTTACAACATTACGCCAATGTGTATTTCTTCCAATTTTTGCATACGCCCTATCTTTTTTGCCTTTTCCAATATAAAATAGGCGTCCTTCTGGAGTATAGTGGGCGTATGTATAAAACATAAAAATTATTTATAAATCAATAACCTACGAAGTCAAAGTGGTTGAGTAAGTTACACTTACAGTATCACCAGCAGTTGTCGTTTTTGCTACGCTAAAATTGCCTTCAGAATATAGCGTACCGCCTGTGTTACTTTGTGTACTAACCGCACCTGTACCCAATACTAAGAAACAGCCATATATCGTACCGCCAGAACCTGTAATAGTGTAAGTAATCGAAGATGCAGTTGATGATGTGACGTTAGAAGGTGTAGAACCTGTTGACGTAGATGCAGCAAACACCGCAGTACCACGCACCGCAGAGCCACCAACTGTATATGCGGTAAACTCTTTACCACCACCAACTAAGGTAGTCATTGTATCTGTTGCAGCGGGCGTTAAAGAGGCGTTTGTTAATCCAAGGTAAGGTCCAGTAACAGAATAAGAAGAACCCCTCATTAAGGTATCTACCATTAACTGTTTACCAACAGCAACTACTAAATTTGGAAACTCTTCAGACCATTTAAGATTACCATTTGCATCACGGCACTCTGCTTTCCAATAACCTTCAATCCCAACAGTTTCTGGAATGGTCACGTTTGCTTGTAATGTTGCTACAGCGTTATCGCCACAGCTTCCTAATTCATTAATCATAATTTCTCCTAATCTGGGCTGCTATAGTTAATACTGCTTGTATTAGTGCCAATAGTTAAAATCGCACTGTTATATGCTGCTGTTGGGAATTGCACGGTAAAACTAGTCGTACAAATTTTATCTGATCCAAAATTTAAAACAAAACATGCTGCACCTGTAGTTGCATTATAGACTAACGCGCCTCTTGCAGTAAAGCTCGCGGGGTTCCAAACTACATTATTAAAAGATACATAAGTTACATTGTATTGCGTGTTTTGTGTGGGTGTATTTGATATAACTAATGTTTTTCCGCCCGCCGTATACCCTGTTCCTACAACTTCATTTGTAGCTGTATAGGCAGCGGTTTGCTGGTTTAAATTAGCCAGTGCTGTATATAAAGCAATCTTATAAGACCCAGTAGTAAAGTTTTCATTGCCGTTCAATAAATTCTGTTGAAATACTGTGCATGATGTCTGGGTAATCATGTTATAACATTCCCTCTAAGATTAGTATTAAGTTTAGTCTGGCCGTCTCGGTACGCATCACCCCGCTCCATACCATTACCAAGCCTAATAGCTAATTGAAGAGCCTCTTTGTATTTATCTTCGTAGTAAGAGACCATATCTTGTTCACCCTTCATAAAGATCATCGCTTCACGCATTGAGCCATATAAAAGGACCGGGTCAAAATTATCGCCTAACCAGCTTTGACCGTTAGAGTTATTTGTAGTGTTTACAGTAAAGCTAAATCCAGAAGCTGTAGAACTACCACCTAAATAAGAAGTATTTACACTTAAAATATCATTAGATAGATAAAAGCTGCCCCCGTTTTGTAGACTAACAGAAACAATAGTTCCAGTATTTCCAACCAGTACATCCCCATACCCGCCAACTCCTGATTGGTTTCCGCTTGTACTAGCGTATTGAAATGGTACGTTTGGATAAAATCCTGGAATATAATTAGTCCCTACATTGGTTAAGTTAATAGTTGTAATAATTCCTTGAACAATAGAAGGTGGATAATAAAAATAATGCATCTCTACTGAATAACTTTTATCTGGTGTAGGGCCTAAAATAAATGAAAGTTCATTTGGATTTGAGTACTGATTACCAAATAACGCATAATATTTAGGCGGGCTAGTTACTGTAGGATTTGGGTAGAGTTCACGAATAAAGTTAACGTCTTTATTTAAAAGGTATGTGTAGTTACCTGTAATTGGATCGATGATAGCTAAAGAGTACGTAGATAGATAATCATTAGGTAGAGACAGATATTGATTAGACGCAGTTAATGTACCCGTCTTATTTGACCGTAGCGATGGAAACTGAACAGAATTATAAACACGCTCCTCACACTCCTGAATAAATGTAGGAATGTAAGCTAAAAACGTAGACTCAGTATTTTGAGCGTACGATTGAATAGTGTTAAACAATTGTTCGTAGTTCATTACGCCATCGGTCCCCGACTTATACGCCCTTTAGTAGCTGCGCCAGCACCACGCATTTCAATGCCATCATGTTTAACATTATCTTTACCAGGGTCGCCCATGCTAACGCGAGGTGTTCCTTCTTTAAATCCAAGCTCACCAGCAGTTAATTTATTAGGATCTTTAGTTACAAAAGAATCTGTTTTAGGGCTAATTTTTTCCCCAGTCATTTTGTGTGGTGGAGCATAAGCCGTTGCATCGTTATTATGCACTTCTCTTGGTCTAGCAATAGCTGGGCTATTTTTAGTAGTTGCTGGAATTTTAGTAGCCATTATTTGCTCCCAGGTTTTTGATTACGTGCGCGCGCAAGGTTACGTCCCATAGCTTTCATAGCTTGTCCTGTCACACCGCCTTTAGCCATCTTCTTAACTTTACCACCTTTTTTAAGTTTAGATAAGTCCGTGTGTTTGCCGCCGTGTTCTTGTTTATCGTGCATACTAAAAGCTTTTTTAACGATAGCTTTATCTTGCTTGATATCTTCTTTTTCACTCATTGCTTTAGCCATTTTAATGCTCCTAAGTTGTTGATACAGTAACTGTACCTATTGTAATCACTAAATTCAAGTCATTTGGAACAAAAGCATCGGCAAATCCTCTTGCTCCTCCTACTGGATTCCAACCCCACTGTGTATTTCTACTACCATCAGACGGATATCCGGCATTGTTTACATTGTTACTTGCCGTTGGATTTATGTATAGTCCAGTAGTGCCTGACGAATAATACGATACATCTGGTCTTGGTTCACGTACACCTTGTGGATCATAAACTGGATACATACCCAACTGTAATTGCGGTTGATCTGGATCCCAACATTGTTTACATACTTTTATCTTGTATGGGTGTGTTTTAAGTACCTCAGTACGCAACATATGTAATTTATAACGCTCCCCACAACGGTCGCATTCGGCAATCGAGTGTTTACCAGAAGCAAACTTATTAGCCATGGTTTACCTATAATAGTTCATGTTGCGAGGCACAATACGCCACGAAGCTTTTTCCCTATCCTCATCTTGCGCAAATTGAAACTGTTGTTCATATTCGTTTTTTAGCATTGGAATACGCTGCGGATCAACGCCTATAAGTTTCATAGATATATAGAATGATAGTCCAGCCACCATAACAGGAATCCAGCGAAACGGAATATCTTGGTTGATGAGACCAGTTCCTGCATCTTGCAAACGACGCATACGCCAATAAACAAAATTGTACTGAGTCCCTGGCACACCAGTAGGCCAAATATTAATGTTTGGTAGGTAATTTACGTACAGGCTCGCGCCGGAAGTATGAGATGTAGCAGTCGTATTGTTCATACCACGATAACAATTAAGTAGCTGATTAGCATTACCACCGTTAGCTGTACCTATATTTTGATAGAGAATAGTCTCACCATCGATATTGATATAGCCTTGACTACGCATATTAGCAGTGGATGTAACGTACAAAGTTGTATCAGTTGCACTTGCGGCTTGCGATAAGGTGGTTACAGCAGTTGAATCTACGTTACCTGACTGCCTATCTATCCAGACTTGAATAGGTCTACCAGTAGCGTTTTTAGTAGGTATTGTAAGATATACGTCGGCTGAAATACGGGTGATGTTAATATCTACTTGTTGTTGCCCTACACCTTGACGAATTACATGGTCATACAAATCTATTGTGTCAGTTGGGATCGGATAACTAATCTGCCCAGCATTAATATTAATAGGGATTTGACCCTGTTCGATAGTCCAAAGATTAATACCGCGATTTGCCCATTCGATTGTCAATAGGTTAACGCTACGGGCGGCAGTTCTAAAATCATATCCAGAACGTGATTGCGTACCGCATCGTTCAAAAGCTTCCTCAACAAGGTCGCCCATGTCAAGGTTAAACGTAGTTAACCCAGAAGTACTCATCTATTAACCCGCCGCAAGTGTTTCTACAGGCTCAGGTGTTTCTACAGGCGCAGGTGTTTCTACAGGCGCAGGTGTTTCTTCAGGGATGATAATAGTCGGAGGAGCAACAAGAGCGGGAGTTGAGTCTGGTTGTGGAGCAATTGTAGCTGCAAATTGTTTTATAACCGGCGAATCTGAAAACCCAGAAATTACTTTTTCGCTTCCTAAGTAAGAGATAAACTCATTAATTAATTTATGTTCTTCACTCTCTATAGAATGACCAACGCTCTTTGCAAAATAAATTGCTTTTTCAAATAAGTTCATTTTTTTCTCGCCACTTTCATATTATCGATTAAGTTAGGGTAAGGTCTCCCAGCTGCTTTAGCCGATGCTTTAGCTTCAGATTTTTTAGCTGAGCTCATCTTCTTGGGTTTACCTAAATCTTTAGGTCTAGGTTTATCCCAAACCTTACCACCTTTTTTATACATAGTAACGTCATTCGGATCATCCTTACGGACAATCGTTTTAGCTTTAGGCATTTTAGATGGGTTAATATCACCCATTCCGCGAGAAGCTTTCACTTCTTACCCTTAGACATGCCCCCACCACACATAGCTTTTACGTGGTCATGGTGCATTTTATGGCCCGCGCTATGTTTAGCAACTTTTTCTTGCTCATGCTGGTATCCAGCTGCATGTTTTTTATCGTGTTCTATTTTATGTTTATGTTCCATGATTAACATTTACCTTTTTTAGCCATTCCGCCTTTTTTCATACCAGTTGTAGACCCACCCATTTTAGGCATCATCGCACGAGTTTTACCACGTTCGGCAATACCGTCGCCATGAGCAGCTTTAGTATTAGTTTTTACAGAGCCCATAGTTTCTTTCGCCATACCACCACTTGCCATTTTCTTCACGGTCTTTCCTCCTTTTTTCATTCCCATTCCCATTCCTGGGGCTGCTGGTGCGGCTGCGGCAGGGGCAGGGGCTGAACCCATAGACCCTGCTTTTTTAGCCATCATCATACGTTTTAACATCGCTGGATTTGTTGCCATAGTGTTGCCACCTTTCGTAAATTTTTTGCCTTTATCGGCGGTTGAAAAGTCCTTACCTACTGACTGTGGTATCCCTACCTTTTTAGCGAATGCCGGACTATGTGCAACCGCTTCCATCAAATTATGTTGTTTTTTACTTGTGCTTGGCATCTTTATTACCTAACATTTTTTGTACTGTCACGGTTTCATAAATGCGTATAGCCGTCCAAATTATTGTAAATAAAGCAGCTATAGCCGGCAATATATTCATCAGAGTGCCAATTACTGTTGCTATAGAAGCTATGTCACCTACTGCTTTTGCTGTGTTATTTATATGTTCACTCATATTAACATTTCCATCTCTTTAAACTTGCTGCTTTACGTGTTGGTTTGCCATTCTCGTCTTTCATCGGTCCTGGCATACCGCTCATTCTTGCACAAAAAGATCGTTTTCTAGCGCCACCTTCGGGTTGTGGTGCCTTTAAATGCGAACCTGTAGCCGCATTGTATTTTGCACGACCCTTAGCAGTTAATCCTGCACCTTTGGATGCAGGTAATTTCTCACCTCTACCAATGGCTAAACTAGGGGTTTTCTTTTTGGTAGCCACATTACGATCCGTTAGAAATAAGTTTGCCAGCAATAATAATGCCAGCCGCAATAGTAGTTGCGGTACTTGTAACTAATTGCCATTGGACATCAGTTTTTTCTGAATAAAGATATGGGTCAGATGATCTATTTGCTGTATAAATAGACACAAATGGTTGTTGTAATACTTGAAGTTTTACACCCGTATTGTTATTAATTGCCTGAACTGAATAAGTAACAATATTTGACGATGTATAACTATTGGATGTATTTACTTCGGCAAAATCTAAGTAAAAAGAATATCCTGCTGGCACAGTATATACAGTACTTTGTGATTTACCAATACCCGCATTAATTTGGGCAACAATATTTGATGATTGCTTTAAAGTAATAGTTCCTACGTTGGTAGTTTGTCCTGTACCCGGTGAAACCATTAATAAACTGTTTACACGAAAATAACTATTGATAGTTGTAACTCCTGTAACACCGTTTAATGTAAGTGTTTCAGAAATTGGTTTAAAGTTTGCATCAAGACCGTTAATTAATATGTTTGCTAAAGTATCGTCTGACGCTGAAGAACTTGCTAATGTTAATGTAGATGCACTTGTAATGTATGTATACGTAGTGGCATTTTCCCAAACAGGAATTTTTGTATTCCCGACAGCAGATTGATAACCAAAAAGACTTAATGTTTGATGACCGTAAATCTGATTACGAGAAACCTGTAAATCAAATGGTTCAGTTCTAGACTCACGGCTAATCGATTGCACCGAATTATTAGTATTCGGTATTCCACTTGGGCTTTGTGCCATATTAATCTCCTAAATTTTAAAAAGGGGCCGAAGCCCCTCGGATTAATTAGTCAAAGTTACCGTATGGGTAAGCTGTACTTGTACCAATGTTCATATCATTCTGGTTGTAACGAATTGTTACTTCAACTTGACCAGAAGATAACCCAGCAACAGATGTAGTCATCGCCAAAGTTACAACAACTTGGCTAAACCATGAAGGCTGTGTACCAGGCTGTAAGTTTTGGAAATCTTGCAATGTCGCATTACTAGTGGTTAATTGTGTACCAACAAATGTTCCTGTATAACGCTGTGCAGCTGGGCTAGAGATGTTAGCAAATGTAGCGTAAACACCATTAGAAGTTGCAAAGTTGTTAGAAACATAAGGTTGGATTGCAGTTACTGCCAAAGGTGTACCAGCGGAATCTTTAGGCACTGTACCAATGTCGAGAATCACATCAGTGATATTACAGCTGTATGGTAGATAAAATACACAGCCACGATAAACAAGAGTTGTTGCATCAGCGGTAGGAGCTGTCGCTGCCGTTGGTCCGTTTGTGCTATATACACCAGCTTGTGGCTTATAAATAGTTGCAACACTATTTGGAATATTGTTTGAGGCAACAAAGTTTCCCGAACTACCGCCAAAATTAGTTCCAGCTGATGTTACAGAGAAATCTAAAAGTGCAGTTTGAACTAAATCTGTGTAACCAACGTCACGAACAGGTCCAAAACGATTATCGCCCGATAAAATTGGGCCTTCAAATGTACTACGTCCCATAATGGACTCCTTATGCAAAAGTAACTATACCGGATCATTGCATTGTCTGCTGGGGCAGTGGTGATATAGTTGTTCACCCAGTTATTTAGATAATACTACAAATAAAAAATAATGCAATAAAAAAGGGGGCTTTTTAGGCCCCCTTAACATCTTAGTACGAAGCGTAGATACCTAATGGATCAGAAACACCAAATGAATAACGCTCACGAGACTTGTAACGTACGTTACCAGTATCAAAGTCGCCATCCATCGAGTTCTGTAAAGGGATACGTTCAAAATGCTTCAAGCCGTTTGGAACGTCAGTGGTTAAGAACCATGCGTTAGTAGCGGTCAAGAAGTGGTTGATTGTATAGCCTTCTGGAACAGAACCGTTGTTCTTAATTGCATTGATGTCGTTGTTGTTTGTACCAACACGTAATTCTGTGTCTAACAAACGTGTTGCAACGAATTGCAATGCAGGTGGAACAACCAATTTCTTAGGACGCGCAGCGATTAACAGCCCACGCTCATCAGTCCATGCAGCGATTTGAATAACAGCGTTTTCAAGCGCAGTTTCGTTCAAGTCAGCAGGAGTAGATGGAGTATTGGCGTTAACACCACCAGAAATCAAAGGATGTGCTGTAGAGAATAAAGGTTGTCCGTCACCATATGTTACTTGGTTGTTGAAACCGTTGTTCAATACCGCAGCAGCTTTAACTTGCTTGGTATATGCCATAGCACGAGCCAGACCCTTGGTATAACGTGCAGACAAAGAGTCATACAAGTTATCTTCAATAGCTTCTTCTGTTAGAGAGAAGCCAAGAGCGATAGTCTCATGGTTATAGCGGGCTGTCCATGCTTCTTGTGCATTGTCATACGCGATGGCTTGGCCTTCGTTTTTGACTGGCGCAGCAGAGAATCCAGACAGTTTTGTTTCTTCTTCAAAAGAACGCTCAGAGGCTTCAGTTTCATAAATCTCTTTGTGTTCTTCGCCGTAGCGAGCATACTCCAAACCAAACAAAGCGTTCAATCCGGGTAGGAGCTCTTTTAATAGTTGTGCACGAGAAATAGCCATTTAGATGCTCCTTAATTAAACGCCAGTCGCATTAAAGTAACTATGGTAACCGAAGTTCCATGCCACTAATGCTTCCGGATAGCCGGTGAATGAAAACTGTGCATTGGTCGATTGAGCAGTTGTTACTGCTGTATTGATAGTCACAGTCGTGCCGTTTACTGTTGTTACATATGTATTCGAGCCAGGATTAATACCAGGACCAGAAATAACCATACCAGGCAGAATTGCGCTGTTAGCAGAAGATAAAGTAACAGTTGTGCTAGATGTAGTAGCATTTTGTGTCACAGTAACAGCTGAAGCAGGGACAACCTGAACAATACGGAAAGGTGCAGATGTAGTCAACGGAGTGATTGCTGAAGTGCTTGTGGCAGCAGCAGAAATCGCAATACCAGCAGAAGAATCGCCAGTAGTTGTCGAACCAGTATTACCAGCAGCGGCACCAATGTAATAAGCATTAGAACCAACAAACGCTGGGTTTAGGTATTGAATGGTTGTAGAACCACCAGTACCAGCTGGGTTAGACAAGCAAACTGCTTGGAAAACTGCTTGTGGATCATCTACAACATAACCAATCGCATCAGGAGCACTTGTAGAAGCATTCCAAAATTGATAACGGTTTTTACCGTAGATAGGGCCACCTGTAGTTGAGTACTCACAACCTACAAAAACACCAATCGTGCCAGCAACAGCAGATGAAGCATTATATGTAAGCGATGAAGCAATGATATTACCGATATTAGCCGATGTACCAATCTGCACAACGTCACCGTTGAACATACTAGTACTATAACCGTTGGTGATTGGGAACATACGGGTAGAACCCGAAAATACTCGACCACCAATCAGGTTAACTGGCTTTAGCCCGTAAGGGGCCGATACTGTAGGATAAGCCATTTAAATCTCCTAAAATTAATTAAAGTTAACCGCCTTTACCAAATGTAACACTAGATTTCCGCTCCATAAAGATTGGCATTCTTGAGTCACTTTGGCGCATTAAATTATTATCTACAGCTTCCGCTTGAGCAGCAGTTTGACCATTTTCATAAGCCATACGCTGAGCTACAATCTCTTCTGGAATCTTACAGAGTAATAACCCGCCTATTTCGATATTGTCTTTGTACTGACCATCACGAGAGGCTAACAGTTTATATTGTGGTTGTTCGTCTACATGCACCGGTACCCAACCCTCACGAAATTTCGCGGAAATATTGCGGGGATCAGAAGCGTTTAACATTGATACACGAATCCAGCGATATGCAAAACCAGCCTCTTTGTCAGGCTCAGGGAGAAGTTCCGGAGGCGTCCACTGTTTAGGACGCTCTGTTAATTCACGATTTTCCATCTCACGTTGTAATCTATTTGTAGCCATTATTGATTCTCCAATTTAACAAATTCACGGGCATAATGCTCTGGTGATACACCAAGCTTTTTTGCTGTAGCTAATGCTGATTTAGTAAGCACAATTCTTTTAGACGCTGTACTCCGTTTA